GATTGGGCAGAACCAATGGAAGATCATTTGTGTCAACCTTGGGATTGTGAATCAAGAAATCATGTGGTCACAGTAATGGATAGAGTTAGTTCCTCTCCGTGGCTATGTAAGATTGACAACGAGTTCTATACAGGTAAGTATTTATTTACTGTAGATTATACAGATAGTGATATAGCAGACGATCCTGCTCAACATAAACAATCCCATGTGATGTATTTGTTGGATGCAGGTAAATGGACAGGTAATGTGGTTGCACTTCCTAACAACAGAGTTAGAGCAACAAGTCCTGCTTTATGGAGAACAGGAGAAGGTGCTCCTGACTTTGCTCCTTCCCAATGGATTCACTCTGCAGAATCACATGAGTCTTATTTAGACCCTTCAATAACTTTTAATAACTTATATTCAGATGGTAGCGAAAGTATCAACAATAAAAAGAAAAATAAGAAATAAACAAAAGTTAGGTTTCTCTGAAAGAGCTAGAGCAGTCAACAAGGGTTTACTTCCATCAAAGGCAAAGAAAAATGGCAATAAAAAAAGCAAAAGCTACAATTAAAAAGGTAGCAGGTAAATTAAAGAAAGCAAGTAAAGCTCATGCAGGACAAGCTAAAGCTCTTTCGGCTCTGAAGTTGAAGAGTGGTGGTAGCACTGTCAACAAAGCAGGTAACTATACCAAGCCTACAATGCGTAAAAATTTATTTAATAGAATTAAAGCAGGTGGCAAAGGTGGTGCTCCGGGACAATGGTCTGCACGTAAGGCACAAATGTTAGCCAAACAATATAAAGCTAAAGGAGGAGGATACAGAGGATAATGCCACATTATACTAAACCATTAAAAAAAGTGATCAAAGGATTAAAGAAGGCATCTAAACTTCATGCAAGTCAGGCTAAAACTTTGACTAAAATTAAAAAAGATCAAAAGAAAAGGTACAAAAGTTCTCATGCCAAAAAGAAAAAAACGTGACCCGAAAGTGGGTACCGGGAAGAAACCGAAAGGTTCAGGGAGACGCTTATACACGGATGAAAACCCTAAAGACACAGTTAGCATCAAGTTCGCCACCCCAACCGATGCAAGAAACACAGTTGCAAAAGTTAAAAAAATCAATAAGCCTTATGCGAGAAAGATACAGATACTTACTGTCGCTGAACAAAGAGCAAAGGTAATGGGTAAGACTGAAGTTGTAGCAATATTTAAAAAAGCAAAAGAAAGTTTAAAGAAAGCACATGAACGAAAAAAGAAAAAGATGTGATACCTGTGAATGTTATGACTGTGATTGTGAAGAATGTTCTTGTGACTGTCACAAAGAAGATGATGACATAGAGGGTGTTCCTGTATAAATGATTGAGTTTCTTTTAGTGTTTATGATTGATACTCAAATTGTAAATCAAACTCAAAGATTCAAAGATATTAACAAATGTCTTTATTTTGCAGAAAAACTGCATGACCAACCCCAAATACCAACAGAGGATGGAAATCAAAGAATAACTGCATATTGTAAACCTGTAAGGAAGTAGAATGTTAGCAGAATTAGCAGCTGCAAATGCTGCCTTCGGTGTAATCAAAAGTTTCATAAGCAACGGAAAAGAACTTGCTAGTTGTGGAAAACAAATCTCAGACTTTGTATTTGCAAAGGAAGAGATAGAAAGAAAAGCAAAAAAGCAAAGAGCCAAAGGTGTACGCACAAATGATTTAGAAGAGTTCATGGCTTTAGAACAACTAAAGCAAAAAGAAGAAGAACTCAAACAGATTATGATATATGCAGGTAGACCGGGATTATGGGCAGATTGGCAGAAGTTTCAGGCAGAAGCTAGAAAGTCAAGACGATATGCAGAAAAAATGGCTCAGAAAAAAAGAGAAGAGCTTTTTGAGATTATGGGTTACAGTATAGCTTTCATAGCTTTACTAGCATTCGGAGGAATGGTGTTATATTTCGTAGGTAAATGGACAGGTAAATTGTAATGGCATTAACAAAAGGACAAAGGTCTTTACGTGCATGGACAAAACAAAAATGGAGAACCAAGTCAGGTAAACCTAGTACACAAGGGTCAAAGGCTACTGGTGAACGTTATTTACCTGAGAAAGCGATTAAGGCTCTTTCTGCCAGTGAATACGCAGCCTCTTCGGCTGCTAAACGAAAAGCGAAGAGAGCAGGTAAACAATTTTCTAAACAACCCAAAAAGGTTGCAAAGAAAACATCAAGATTTCGTAAATTCAATTAAGGTAAAAGAAAAGTTAAGAGCAGCAAGATTAAAGGAAAAAATAGAAAATGATACAAGCACTAATAGGACCAATCGCAAATCTCGCAGGAACATGGTTTCAAAACAAACTAGAAAAAACAAAAGCAGAAGGTAAGGCAAAAGTAGCAGAGGCAAAAGCTAGAGCAACTGTAGCAGAGAAAGTAGCTTCAGGTAAAATAGAATGGGAAGGCAAAATGGCAGATGCTACAAACGATAGCTGGAAAGACGAGTTTGCCTTAGTTGTACTACTAGCACCTGCAATACTAGTTTTCATTCCCGGAATGAGAGAATATGTTCAAAGTGGTTTTGAGGTGTTGGCAACATTACCTGATTGGTATCAATATTTGCTATATATAGCAATATCTGCATCATTTGGTATTAAAGGTGTGGGTCAAGCAGCAAAGATGTTAAAACGTAAATGAGTATTAAAACCTTGACATTTTTACAAATATCTGCTATAATTAACAGAATAGGAAACTATTTTTATCATAAACACGTTGAGTCTTTACACGCAGAACAACGTAGACGGGGACTTAGAAGATGAACATAGATATATTAAGAAAAGAAATAGAAGCTGACGAGGGATGTAAATACGAAACTTACCATTGCAGTGAAGGTCATTTGACTGGAGGAATCGGACATTTGATTACTGAGTGGGATGAAGA